CTGTAAAAGTCATCTAAGGTTTGCACTACAATAACGTTACCTACACCTAAACCTAAGTTCCTTTCCTCTACAAAAGCAGTAAGGTTAAACATCTTAAACAAGCCAGTCAAAAAGTCTATTACTTTAATCTCTGGTAATTGTGATGTGATCACAAACTCAAAGCTTCCATCTGCTTGGTAACTTCCAGTATTAAAGGTATCAGTACCACCTAACCCCTCGTCAATGTAAGCAACTGACCATATTATAGAAGTAAAGTTTAAGGTTTGTGCGTAAGATAGCGTAACTGTAAACTCTGCACCTACTGTAATTAAAGAAGCATCCACAGCAAAACTTTCAGATGTGCCTGTTACACCACTTTGGTTAAATATTACTTGACCGTTTCTTTTTATCGCTATATCGTAAGGGTGTGTTTCTGTTCTGTTTAATTGTACTGCTACGCTTGTAATTGTTTTGCCAGTAGCACCATCAAGCCTTAATGTGTCTGTGTTTATTATGCTTGATACTGTGCCAGTAGCGTTACTCCACCCATCGATTAAATTAGTAAAAGCTAAACCAGTACCACTTTCTACATTGCCCTTTTTCCTGTGAAGCCACATAAACAAATTGTAGTAAGGTGCATTTGTTGAGGTAAAAAAATCATCTGAAAAAGATATACCGTACTTTATCTCTATTGCATCAATAATACTATTAACCCTTACAGCGTATTTCAATTCACTCCATAATACACCGTGTTCGTGTACTTGCCCACCCCCAGTATGATACCACAAGTTGCCATCTGTACCAGTATTTGCAGAACTTCTATAATAAAGCCTTTCTGTGTGCGTTATAAGTGGTGCTATTATGTTTGTGCTTGTTGGGTCTGCTATTAGTTTTGATTTTACCGTTGCAGAGTTATAATCTAAACTTAAGCTATTAAGTGAAGTTAATTGGTTCAGTTTGTCCTCTCCTACTAAGTCTTTTAAGTCTACGGTTTCGCCAAAGAATGTAATCTTGTATGCGTAAGGCTTGTTGCCTTTCATTTGCACACCCTCTAACTTTATTTTGCCCTTTTTAAAAGGTAGGTTGTTTAGTTCTATGTTAGCAGCTTTTTTTGTCCTGGCATCAAACCCATCTATGATGTCAAAGTTATAGTAGTGCTTAAAAATCTTATTGTTGTTTTTAGAAGCTGGTACAGTAAAGGTTTTAGTAAAGGCAGTAAACACTTTAGCAATATCCTTAACAGATTTTATACTGTCAGTTATGCTTATGCTTTCATCCTTAAATAATTCTATTGGATTGTCCTCTATGTAAAGTTGTATAACTTGCACTATCTTACGTTGTTTATTTTGTCAAAAGCGTAATCAAAATCTATTGTGTATTGTACAAGCCTATCGTTTAAACTTGTTTTGTATGTTACGTTGCTTGTTTTAGGTATTACACCCAGCACTAACTCTTGTTCTCCTACCTTTGTTAAATACACTTGCTCACTCATCATTAACTGCTTGATCACTTCGTTATTTTCCTCTGGTATGTAGTCTGTGTTTAGTGTTATGGCTTCTTTGCCAGTTTTCATAAACTGCGACTGCTGAGGTGTGTAAGTGTTGTATGTTAGTGTGTCAAAGTTTATTACGTTTGACTTGAACTGCTCTCCTTTGGTGTTTAGGCTTTCTGTTGATTTTAAGCTAAACCACATATCTTGTAAAGCACCAAACTTGTTTACAAAGGTTATCTTGTAAGGGGTGTATTTAGAACACTCTAAGGTTTTTACTGTTAAGACTTCTGTGCCAGTACTTGATACTACTTGCACTTCATCTACTTGGTTTACGTCTAAAGAATTTAAATAAGCAGTAAGGCAATCGCTTTCTTCAATAGTACCGCTATCCGCCAAAACCCTTTCTTTGTAGCTATCCTCAGAGTTGTAAGATAGTGCAACGTATTGTATTTGTGCATTGGTGTTTGTTGAACTGATTATAGCTGTGGTTTGTAGCTGCTCTCCGTTGTTTAGAAAGGTAACCCTTGTGGTGTTTTCGGTGTAGACTGGAAGCCTTACAGAACCATCGTTTACTCTTACTATTGTGTTATTAGATTGCAGCACAGTTCCGCTTAAAGCTGGGTTTATACCCTCTTCAAAATACCCATAACCATCAAAGCCTAAATAACCATTTGTGTTATCTGGTGTAACGGTAACGCTACCAGAACCGCCAGTAACAGTAGCAATAGCATTAACCCAAACAACTTGTGATGTATAAGACCCATCAAACTCAATATCTAAGTAATCTCTAATAAGTTCAGATACTTCATAAACTACATAATCTTTGCCACTTAAAGGGGTCTTGGTTATTGTGTACCTAAGTGTGCCACTACTTACACTTGCATTGGCTGTAAAAGTACCTGTGTAGATGTACAGCTTTAACTCTACTGAAGTCATACTGGTTTTTTCTACCTTTATGTAAAAAGGACTTCTTGCGTTTATCTTTGTCATTTCTTAATATTTATTTGTATCTGTTTCTCTAAGCCTATTGAGTAAGCCTCTACTAACTCGTCTGGTAGTCTTTTAAAAGCTGCTTCAAATGGTTTGGTAAAAAACAAACTTGGTCTTATACCTTTCTTTTTAATTGCCTTTGCTATTGCAAACTTTATCCCCTCTCGCTTTGCAAACCTACCCCCAGAAGTTCTTGGTGCTATTCCCTTTCTAACTACCCAACTGTCTAAAGACTTTGTAGGTGGCATCTTGTTTGTGTACTTATAGGGTGTGTTATATTTCTTTTGCGTTCCGCTTACCCCTTTGTCTTGGAATTTACCATAATCAGCCATATTAAAGGCTAAAGACGTTGTTTGTGCGCTTTTTGATACTTGGTAGCCTAAAGAATTATAAAGTTCCTTAGAAGCGTTCTTTTTGCCCTTAGATAGGTTGCTTCGTGATTGTTGTATAACGTACTTAGCAAACTTGTTTAGTTCATCCCTTAAATATTCATCTGCTAACATATATCAATATCGTTATGTATTACTACATCCATAGTAGCAGCGTACCCAGCAAGTCGGTTATCAAACCTTTCATAAAAAGGCTCAAGTGTAGGGTCGCCCTCAAGCTGGAATTTGTCGCTGTATAAATCGCCACGTCTAAGCACCATAATTAGTTTATTAAGGACTGCTAATTGTGTGTTAAGTACATCTTGTTCGTTATTGTTGCCTCTGAAGATATCAGTAGTAGCTTCTTTGCTTTCATCTACAATATCCATAGCCATAACAGTTATGTTAAAAGACATTACTTGTTCTTGTAGTGTAACAGAGTTTACAATAATATGCGCCAAAGGGAATATACTTTGTTTTGATAGGTCAATATCGAATATATCTCCAGTTGTAACGGTGTTTACATTCACATCCGCTAAAAGCTGTGTTTCTATTGTTTCTGTTATTTGGTAAAAACCTCTTATCCCTTGTTGGCTCATTTTATTTGAATTTATTTTTTATCTGTGCTGCTTCTATGTCGTTTTTTTCTTTAGTGTATTCTAAATACGTTAAGCATTGGTGTACATTTAGTTTAGTGATATTTTCAAATCTCGTAATATCTCCTTGAGCGATCCCAAAGAGTGCATTGAACCATCCCCACTTGGCTGTGAAATTAGATGCTGTGCTAAAGCTTGTTCGTTCTTCTTGTCCAAAGAGTTCAGCATAACCGTCGATAAGTCCTTGCCTAAACTGTAAAAAAAAACAATAGCACCTAATACTACATCTAAGGGGAAGTCTTTAGCGTTGTCGCTTGTGTCTGGGTTGTATTCCTTTATGGTGTACCTTGCACCTCGTTTGTGTTCTATTGGTCTAAATAGTACGTTTACTGCCCTGTGTAAATTGTCGTTATCGCCTATGAAAGTGTCCAAGTCCATATACTCGCCAAAGGTCATATCGTCAAGTTCTGGTATAAAGCCATAATCAACACCACCTAAACTAAACTTATTTATAAGCTGGTGGTTAGTGTCAAACATAGTATTTATTATCTCGCATACCTCAGCTATGTCTGTGGCTTTCATATTCCTTGCTACTATCTCTGGCACTTTGCAGAATATCTCTACAATTTTAAGCTGTATCGCTGTATCGTGTGTATCTTCTAACTTGCCATCTAACTTAGCAAACTCTTGGTATTGTCCTAAGGTTATCTCGTTAAGGCTTGTTGGTATTCTTAAATTAACTTTCATATTACTTTGCTTATTAATATATAAACAAAATTAATAATTTTTAGGCATAAAAAAACCCTCACACGTCTGCAAGGGTTAGTTTATAGAATATTAAATAAAAGTTAGGTACTGCCTTAGATTGAGTTAATGTCGTTTAACTCCGAGTGTTGATAGGCACTCATTTATCTCCTCGCTATCAAACGAGTTATTTTGTTACAGTTTTTAAGAGGACTTTTTACCTCTCCTTTGCTGATGTTTATTGTCTTGTCGTTTATGTATAACGCTCTAATATTGTTAAGCTAACACTCCCATTGGAGTACTGGGCATCTATCCCCCAGACCTTTATACACTCGCTTCTCAAATAATCAGATACTCTTTCAATCTGTTTCACACCATTTGTTATTTAACTCCCCTACTGTTTCAAGGGGAAGCAAGTTTCCTTTTGTTTAATATTCAATATGTTTAAGAACTTTGTACTATTTTTTTGTACACTACAAATATACAATACTTTTATTGTTATAAACAAATTATAAACAAACTTTAACATTTCTTTAACATTTAGTGTACTATATACTTACCTCTATTTGGGTTTTGCAACTGGTAGCCTACTGCGTATCTAATCGCATCTATTAAGTGATTGTACTTGTCTATTGGTGTGTTTGATTTGCGTTCTAACCAGCGATAGTTGTTTAGTTCTTTGATAAGGTTTGTGCTGTCTGGACTTACAACCAAGTCATAGTCTTGTAGTAGGCTTATTCCGTATGTTACGCTTCCTTGTCCTTTTATGCTTGGCTTTACGTTACACCCTTTAGCTTTCATCTCGTGTATAAGGCGTGGTTCTGCGCTGTCCACAATTATAAGGCTTTCCTTAGCGTGTTTCTTATTTAGTTCTACCATTTGCGAAGTAGTAAGCCTTTCTAAATAAAAACATTCTCTTAAATAGATTGTTTTAGTTGATGTGTGTATATTTACCTCTACCAATACACTTGGGTCTGCTGCAAATCCTATGTCTTGACCGTAAACACTTACGCTATGTCTTTTAAATTCCCCTATACTCCAGTTGTTAAATATAACACCCTCAGCTTTACTCATCCAAGCACCAAGCATTTGTTGTTTGTACTTTTCTGGTCTGCGCTTACGCATCTGGTCTATTTGGTCTATGTAGCTTTTAGATAGGTTGTCAATGTTATCTATGTAAGTGGTGTGTATGTAGGTTGTGTTTTCTTTTTGTGTATTGCTGCCCTCTTGTACCCCTCGTTCCTCAAAGAAACGTCTGTATATAAAGTGTTCTTTGGTTGTGGGGTTTAATATCAGTATTACTCTATTGGCTTTGCCTTGTTGCCTTACACTTAAGTCAATGGTGTCAAACTTCTGCTCGTCTGTTAGTTCCTCAGCTTCATCTACTACCCAAGTGGTTATACCTTGTAGAGATTTAAGGTTTGCTGTCTGATCTCCGCTTGATGTCTTTATACCTCTAAATATAATCTTGCTGCCAGTCTTTTTATTTATTATCTCGTCTTTAGTTATGTGGAAGTGTTCTATTGACCCAAACTGTTCTAACTTATCTAAGAACTCCGGTATGATTGAGATGTATGCTGAGGTTAGTGTATAGCGTGTGAATAGGATTGTATGCCCAGCTTCATAGGTAAGCATAACTAAAAGGGCATTTACTGAAAATGACTTTCCAGACCCACGACCACCACTCACAATAAAGTACCTACTATCATTCTCGATAATAGGCATATATTTCTTTTTTACTTTAATCAATGTCAGTCTACGAACTTAATTAAATCTCTAAAATTGATGTTTAAACCCTCAGAACTATTGATGTCCATACTTTCTTTAGGCTTACCGTAACGATAGCTTAAATAGGT